TATATTAGATAGACCTCTTTTTCAGCGACGACCGACCATGGACCAACTACGTCAGTATGGTTTACCTGCATTTGCTAATGGTGGTGTGGTTCAGAGATTTGCTAATGGAGATGAAGTTACTAGATTAGAAGCTGGTGAAATAGAAGTTATTAGCGAAGATATCGTTACTAAAGATAATGGTGACATCGTTAGAGTAAAAAAAATCAGGCAAAGAGGTCCAAGAGGAGATATCATAAGAACAGTTGAAGAGGTTATTGAACCTGCAACTATTACACAAGAAAATAAAAATCCTAGAAGTCCTCAAAAAGATAAAAAAGAAGAGAAGGTTGGTGGACAAAGTAATCTTAGATTAGCCACTGAAATGGAAGCGGGCGCTGAAAACGTAGCAAAGTCAGCTAGACCTGCTGAAGCAATTGTATCTGATACGGTTGATAGAAAACAAGAAGAGCTCGCTGAGTCTGGTTTTGCAAGCACAGGACCTGAAAGAGATAAATTAGCGGAACTAGAGGGTCTAGTAAAAGAAAGATCTGAATTATACAAAAAGATTTTAGGCGATCCTAAAGAAGGATTAAAACAACAAGGACTATTACAGCTAGCACAGTTTGGTTTGAACTTAGCATCTGCTAGAGGTGGTAATTTTGCAGAGAAAATTGCAAAATCTGCTAAAGATCCACTACAAACTTTTGCAGCTTTAGGTAGAGAATCATTAAAAGATGAAAGAGCAATTGAAATGCTAGCGATTAAAGGTGCGGAGGATGAATTAGCCAGAACTCAAAAGACAGGAACCTTTGGTCAATTGGTGCAAGATATAATGACAGCTAATCCTAATATGTCGTTAGAGGACGCTTATGCAAAATCAATTGAAATTACATCACAAAAAGCAGGTAAGTCTTTATCAGAACAAAGAAATGAATACGTAGATAAGTTAGTTGATTTATATGTAAAAGAACAAGCATTAACTGTTGAAGAAGCAACAACAAGAGCCAATCAAAAAGCCATGGAAAGATTTCCTATTCCAAAAGATGATGGGGAAACAACTACAAGCACCACGGATACTGACGTAATTAAATTAAAATAGATTAGGAGGTCACATGCCAATTTATGAATACCAAGGGCAAAAGTTTGACCTTAAAGATGGGCTATCCAATGCCGAAGCAAAAGAAAAAATACTTAATCATTTAAAAGATTCTGGTAAAGAAGATAAGTCCCCCGGATTTTTCAAAGGTTTTTTTGCAGGTATAGCATCAGGTG